TAACGAGTTCAGATACATCCCATGTAACGGTGATGTTGCTGGTCTGATGACCCGTACTAATCTGACTGCATTCCCATGGTTCTCACCAGCTGGTGTTCAAAGAGGTACTCTGAATAATGCCATCAAGTTGGCATATAATCCTACTAAAGCACAAAGAGATCAACTCTATCCTGCAAGAATTAACTCCATCATCAATCAAAAAGGTAGTGGAATCATCCTCTTCGGTGATAAGACTGCTCTTGGTTACGCTTCCGCATTCGACAGAATCAACGTAAGAAGACTGTTCCTCACAGTTGAACAGGCACTTGAAGGAGCTGCAAATGCTCAACTCTTTGAACTCAATGACAGTAACACAAGGTCGAATTTCGTTAACATTGTTGAACCATACTTGAGAGATGTTCAGGCTAAGAGAGGAGTTTACGACTTCCTAATTGTTTGTGATGATACTAACAATACTCCTGACGTGATTGACAACAATGAGTTTAGGGCAGACATCTACCTGAAACCAACCAAGTCGATTAACTTTGTTACTCTCACCTTCATTGCTACAAGAACTGGTGTCCAGTTCTCTGAAGTTGCAGGTCGTGGTTAATAACTATTACAAATATCTAAAACAGGAGTACTAAACCAATGGCAGAACCAAAAACTATTTCTCAATTCAAATCAAAATTGGCGGGTGGTGCAGCCCGTAACAATTTATTTGAAGTTTCAATCCCTTCGTTTCCTTCAGCAATAAGTGATGCTTGGAACTCTGGTGACAATGGTGAGAACGGAGTTTTTAAATTCCTCTGTAAGGCAGCCAACCTTCCAGCATCAACCGTTGCCGCCATCGATATTCCTTTCAGAGGTAGAAATCTGAAAGTTGCTGGTGACAGAACGTTTGCTGATTGGACCGTCACCGTCATGAATGACGAAGACTTCAAACTCAGAACCGCTTTTGAAAAGTGGTCCAATGTTCTCAGTAAATTAGAAGATAATACAGGTGTAACGAATCCAGGTTCTTACATGACTGATGCATATGTCCAACAACTTGGTAGAGGACGTGAGAAGTTCGCCACTACAAACGGTGGTGGTGATCATTCTGTTCTTAGAACTTATAAGTTCTATGACATTTGGCCAAATGACATCAGTGCAATTGATCTAAACTATGATTCGGCGAATTCAATTGAAACATTCACTGTAAACTTCAGTGTTCAATACTTCACCATCGGTGAATCACCTGAATCCAACACTGGTTCTGTGACAGAAGAATTGATTCGTTGATAAATACTAGAACAGAAGTTTCTAGTCAATAATAATAATGGCGAGATTATTTGGATTCTCAATTGAAGATAACGAAAAACCCTCACCTGGTATAGTATCTCCGGTTCCACCATCTAAGGATGATGGTTCCGAACACTATGTTAGTTCGGGGTTTTTTGGTTCATATGTAGATATTGAAGGAACATATAAAACAGAAAACGATCTAATTAGACGTTACCGTAGTATGGCACTCTATCCAGAGTGCGACAGTGCAATCGAAGATATTGTAAACGAAGCAATTGTTTCAGATACCAATGACAGTCCTGTTCAGATTGAATTATCTAATCTGAATGCTAGTGATGGTATTAAGAAGAAAGTCAGAGATGAATTTAAGTATATTCTTGAGTTACTTGATTTTGATAAGAAGGCACATGAAATCTTCCGTAACTGGTATATTGATGGAAGACTATATTATAACAAAGTAATTGATACAAAAAAACCTGAAGAAGGTATTCAAGAACTGAGATATATTGACGCTTCTAAGATGAAGTATGTCAGACAGTTGAAGAAGAAAGGTAAGGATAGTGTCCAAACAGCACAGAATCAATTCACAAGTAGTGAAGGAACTGGATATGACTTTCCAGAAATTGATGAATATTTCATCTATACACCAGGTGGTCAAGGTGGAAACAGTTCTGCCTCTGGATACGGTGGTGCGGTAAAAGGTATTAAGATGACCAAGGATTCGGTCACTTATTGTACCTCTGGATTGGTAGATAGAAATAAAGGCAATACTCTTTCCTGGTTGCATAAGTCGATCAAACCTCTTAATCAGTTGATGATGATTGAGGATTCCCTTGTTATCTACAGAATTTCAAGAGCTCCTGAAAGAAGAATTTTTTATATTGATGTTGGTAACCTTCCTAAGATGAAGGCAGAACAATATCTCCGTGATGTTATGATGAGGTATCGTAACAAACTGGTGTATAATGCCGACACTGGTGAAATCAAGGATGACAAAAAGTTCATGTCTATGATGGAAGACTTCTGGCTTCCTAGACGTGAAGGTGGTCGTGGTACTGAGATTACTACACTTCCTGGTGGTCAGAATCTTGGTGAAATTACTGACATTAACTACTTTCAGAGGAAACTTTATAGAGCATTGAATGTTCCTGAGACTAGAATTGAAGGAGAAGGTGGTGGTATGTCACTGGGTCGTTCTTCTGAAATCCTAAGAGATGAAGTCAAGTTCTCCAAGTTTGTTGGAAGAATGAGAAAGAGATTCTCTGCAATGTTCAGTGACATGTTGAAGACTCAACTTATTCTGAAGAATATCATTACTCCTGAAGATTGGGAGTATATGAATGATCATATCCAGTATGACTTCCTATATGACAATCACTTTGCAGAACTAAAAGAAGCAGAACTTCTGACTGAGAGACTTAATCTTCTTCAGACTGTTGAACCTTACATCGGTAGATTCTATTCACAAGATTATGTAAGGAGACATGTTCTTCATCAGAATGATAATGAAATTCTTGAGCAAGACACTCTTATTGAAAAGGAAATTGAGAACGGTGTCATTCCTGACCCCAATGCAATGGCAGATCCTATGGCAATGGAAGGTGGTAGAGCATTACCACCAGGTCAAGAACCAGCTGGAGACCCAATTCAAGCACCTCCAATTCCCAAAGATCCCGATATGGGTGGTCAGGGAGTTATCTAAATAACAACGTAATGAAACCTTTTAAATATGGATGAACTTATGGATCTTTTGGTGACGGACGGTAGTTCTTCCCAAATTAGTGATCATATTAAAGATGTTCTTTTTGCAAAGAGTGCAGAAAATATCGAAACAATCAGACCAAATGTAGCAGCATCAATCTTTGACGGTGATATAAATCTTGATCCTGAAGAAGGTAGAGAGGAAGAATTTGTGTCTGATGTTGAGATTGGTTCTGAATCGGAAACAGAAGAATAATAAATAACTATTATACAACAATTGTAATTAAAGATAATGGCTGCAACTAGATCAGTAGGTGTAAATACAACCTTTGCCACTAGTACGTCTTCAGTACAAACAGGAGTTATCGCAAAACAAAGCGATACCCTAAGAGTTGTTGCTGAAGGTGCTGGTGTTCATGTTGCAATTGGTACCAATCCAACTGCGACAGTTGATGATTATTATGTACATACTTTAGACAGCTCAAGAATTTCTCTTGGACCTGTAACAACTCTAAGGGTTGTTGGTATTACAACAGGTGTTAAAACAACTTTAGATTTTCCAGAGGGGATGGCATCACCTTTTGTTGTTGGTGATGCAGTTTCACTTACTGTATCTGGTGTTCCTGCCTTTGACTTTGAACATAAAATTGTGAGTGAAGTTAATACATCATCGGGTGTCGATGGATACTTCAGTACAAGAATTGTAGTCAATAATGATTCCAGTTCAGTTACTAACGTTTATGACCAAAACAATTGGGGCCAACTGAGATCATCTTTCAAGGTTGCGGTTAAAACCAACTCTGGAACTGGCACGGTCTTTATTCAACAAGTACAAGTATCCTGAGAAAACAAATGAAACTCATCAGAGAAGAAATCGAATCAGTCGAATTTATCGTTGAAGAACGCAACGGTAAGAAGCATATGTACATTGAAGGTATCTTCCTTCAAGGTGATATATGTAATCGTAATGGAAGAATGTATCAAATGGAAGGCCTGAGAAAGGAAGTCCAAAGATACACAGAAAACCATATCAATGCTGGAAGAGCTCTTGGTGAATTGGGTCATCCTGATGGTCCAACAGTTAACCTGGATCGTGTCAGTCATAAAATTGTCTCACTCAAAGAAAGTGGAACAAACTTTATTGGTAAGGCAAAGATTCTCTCTACCCCCATGGGTAAAATTGCAGAATCACTTATCTCTGAGGGAGTGAAACTTGGTGTTTCTTCTAGGGGTATTGGTTCACTCAATAAAACAAGAGAGGGTGTGAATGTAGTTGGTGACGACTTCATGTTAGCAACAGCCGCTGATATTGTTGCTGACCCTTCTGCACCTGATGCTTTCGTTGAAGGTATTATGGAAGGTAAAAATTGGGTATGGGATGGTGGTATCCTTAGGGAACAACAAGCCGCCAAAACATATAAGCAAATTAATACTCTTGTCACACAAAGTCAATTGGATGAACAGAAACTTAATCTGTTTAACAATTTTTTAAATAATCTGTGATAAGAATAACAAATTATAAATAAATATAGATTATACATAGGTTAATCGGAGTAAGTTCAAATGTCTCGTGGAGATTTACAAGAAATGGAGCAA